GCAACTGCTGCGTTACGTCGTAGGAAGTAGGCAACTGCGGCATATAACTTTCCCGTGTGAACCCACCGCTTCGGGTAGATACCTTAAAGCAAGTCAGGTAATCGCTTACTCCGTATCGGTTAATGAAGGTAACTCTTACCGGGGTGTATTTAGGTTCGCATACCAATTCGTAATTGTAATCGGTAGCGTTTTCCTCGTATCCCAATTCAGCAAGGGCTGCACGTAAGCAAGCAAACCCCTCGCACGTACCACCGTCGGCTTCTACCCGTGCTTTGTAGTTGACTGCTGCGCTATCGCTAATCAATGAAATGGTGTAATCCTCAATCGGTTCAACACCCAAGAAGGAATCTACGCTGTTAGGGCCAGCGGGAATGTAGATAATCTTTTGCGTTGACTGGGTGCTTGTGTTTGAGAATCCAAGCTCGTCAGATAGCACGTAGAAGTAATCGGTTCCGTTTACGTTGTACAGCACGCCGTTAAGGTCGGTGTTCGCATCGTATAAGGCGGGCAAGGATTGCTCGTATCCTTCCATAACTTGAATGGTGCGGTTGGTGATTAAGCCAGCACCCGCAACAATACCACCAGATTGCGTAGTAAACGGCAACCAGCCGTCAGTACATAGGAACGATTGATTGTTTTGAATTAAGCCGCTACCTGGGGTTCCCGCATTCACATAGTTAGACGATAAAGAAAACTTGCACCATACATCTTCAGTTGTTGCGTTCTCCCAATCGCTAATAGGGTCGTTTTTTAATACGGTTGTAATTTTCTCACGTATTAACTCGCTGATTTCAAATACAATAGGTTCGTCGTTAATAGAGCTTTTGGTTAACGTGTAATCTGCCGTTGGACTACTTGCGCTGCTACCTTGGAAAATACGCAGGGTAAGCGTAGCGTCAACAAGGCCGTCGTTAACGGCTGTGCCTTTGGTTAGCGTGATAAATATCGGAGACCTTGTAAATTGCAACGAGGTCGGAAAGGCGGCTATTGGTAGTCCCATTATTTACGTGTGAATGCTTGGAAGTCATCGGGCGTAAGCTCAAACGCCTGGACTATTTCTTGTGGAAGTTTCTTAAAGTTGACTTTGAATGGTGCGCTAAAAAAGTAACTCGGTTTAATACCATTGTTGTACACCGACTTTGCTATTGCCCATTGCAAGCTCTTGCGTGGGATAAACCTTCCGTTCTTATCCCGGACACCTTCTAACCCTTTACGCACTACCCAGTTTGCAAACGCCTTGGGTGGTGGCATCTTATTGGTGTATTTGTATGGCGTGTTGAACTTGCGTTTTACACCGCTTACACCTTTGTCTTGAAACTCCCCGTACGGTTCCATTGAGAACGTAAGGGAGAACGAGTTAGGGCCAACCGCCAAGTCGTAGTCAAGAGAATTGTACAGCTCCTTTGTGCTGTTCTTTTTCTTCTTGGTGAGGTTCTGCCTTGCTTGTTGAATTACACGCTTTGCAAACTTCGTTAATGCGGCTTGTACGAGTTGTTGGCGGGACATCAGCAGATAGATATTTCCGTATTAGGCACAATCAAGTCAAAGGTCAGGTTCCACCCGGTAAGCAAACTTTCAAAGCGCTCCGTAAACGGCTCACAAATAATATCACCTTCGATTTCGTACTTCTCCGTGTACAACGTACCACGGCGTAACTGTGATTGCAATCCGTTTAGAATTGCCAGGGTGGTATTCAAAATATCCTGCTGGTTATCTACGCCAAAGAACGGCTCGTTCTGGTCTCTAATATCCTGCTTCGTTTCGTCCACAATATCCATACACAACACCGATACGTTGAATCGTATTACGTGGTCTGCGAATGTTGCTTGGTTAACCATAATATGCGCCAACGGGAATATGGTCTGCTTGTTAAGGTCAACGTCGAATATATCCCCAAAGGTTACAACCTTCACCAAAGGGTGCGAGGATAGGTATTCGTTTATCTTTTCGGTGGCAAGGTAAAAGCTTCTCATTTTTTTATCATTGAAATTTCAATATCGTTTTTCTCTTTCTCGAATGTTAAGTATGTCAACGCTTGGTTTATTGGAAGTTGAGTAACGTCTCCAAATTTGAGGACATCTCCTTGAGCAAGCGCATAGATTGATTGATACCATCCCCATCGCTGTCCGAATTGGGCTTCTCTGGTGTATGGGTTTTCAGTTCTTTCTCCAAAGAGCGCAGGGTATGCGCTGCCAATACGTTCCCTAAACGATAAAAAAAAACCAGCGCCCCAAGCACTACCGAAGCGGGCATCTGCTTCATTATTTCGTCTCGCTCGTCTGTTGCTTCGTATTTCTCAATATCGTAACGCTCACCTTTCTCCTTTACAACCGGACGATATAGTACAGCCATTGCACGGTGCATAGTTGCCCAATCGGATAAGTAAGAATCAAGGTCGACAAACTCACCGAGGGAAATTTCGTTGAGTGCTGGAATGAATCCGTATTTAACTTCGTTGAGTTCAAAGAATTTAGTTAATCCGGGCTTCTCGGATAGGGTCTTAGTCAGGCGTTCCAATACGCTTACAGCATCTACCAAACGGACATTCGGCAGCTCTGAAAATGGAACCCCGCAGAAGATTTCAAGCATCTTCATTTGTTTGAACTCACCCTCGCCCTCAATACGAGCGAATCGCTGGTATTGTTCAAGCGTGATTTCATCAAGCGAAGTTGGTACTACTAATTTAAGTTCCATAGATAAATAACTCAACGGATAGAATACCTACCGTAGTTTGGTTTAGAAAGTTTATTGTACACGGCATAACGTGCCGCATCGAGGGCGTGATTCATAACGCTAATGGGCTTATTAAGCAGATTGCCGTTCTTGTCCTCCGTCCATTTGTAGTTCTGTAATTCTTTAATTAGATTGCTGCTCCGTGCTGTTGCAAATATCTTATGGCGTTTGAGAATATCAATACCTGCGTTAATTGAATCTTGCCCTTTGGCTGTTGGCTTCACGTTCCACCCGAAACGATGCAGTTCCTCGATTGATTTCGGTTCGGCACTATCCGCAAAGATTTCATCCCTGCGGTCAAGGCCGAGCGATTGTAGGTGGTGGTGGAGGTCTCGGTTTGTCATCCCGGTTCGGTAGAGCAGCTCGTCCAAGTAAAGATTGTCCCCGTGCTGGTAGATTGCCACAATAGCGGACGGGTCGTTTGTAAAACCAAAGTCAAGTCCATAGGATAATAGTTTTGCTTCTTGCGGGATTTCAGACATTCCGAATTGAAAGATTGTTGCTCGGCTCATACCTCGCTCACCCAAGCCGTAGATACGCCAGTAGTCTTCGTCCGTGTATTGCAGACGCTCAATTTCGTTTACGATATTCCTATCAAGGAATGGATTATCCTTGTAGGTACTTTGTATGTACGTTACATCGTCCCTGGTAAGCAATCGGTCATAAATCCAATGGAAGGATTCTGACGGGTTGTAGTCAAGCCATATCTTACCGGTGGTACGAACCAATAGCTGAAAGAAGTCCTCCCAGGTTAGTTCGTTTGCCTCGTTGCAGAATAGGTAATCACGTCTTGCTCCCCGTTTCTTTTGTGGCTGGTCTAACGAAAGGAACTCGAATAGGTTTCCGTTAAGCGTGTAGGTAAGGTCTGATTTATTATGGTTCTTTTCGTCGTACAGTTCCATTGCCTTTACGATTTCCATAAAGTCCCGGTAAGCAGTCATTTTAAGCGACGGAAGCGACTTACGCACAATAGAGATAACCTTACCCCTTTCTTGCATCGCCAGGATAACCAGCATCTGCAATATGGAATAAGTCTTACCACTTCTTGAACCTCCCTGATTAACTACTATCCGTGTTGGTGCGGTGTAGTTCTTCTCAAAGAGTTCACTTGTCTTGATTTCCAGAACGGACAATCTCTACCTTAATTGAAGTTAGTTCTTCTGCTACCTCGTGTGAGTTCTCTACCCGTGCCAGCTTGGGCGTGGTGTACTCTGCCATCTTGTTTAGGATGTCGAGTGCTGCTTTTGGGTCTTCTGCTGCTACGTCAGATAACCAGATAGTCATATTCTCCAAGTTATCCTCGATAAGTTTTTGGAATGCTTCTCGAATCTTGGTCGTTGACTTGTTGAGTGCGCCTTGTGGCCGCCCAGCGGGATTCAAAGGCGGGCCACCTTTAACGAGGTTTGGATTTCCTTTAGGCATATTTCATTTTATTACTTTAATAATTAACTCAACTTCTGCAAACGCTCCAGTCGCAAATCGTTAAAGTCGTGGATATTAAAGTTGGTGGTCATATCCTCGTGAAGGGCTAAGGCAATATCCCCAGCTTTGTTTGGGTTTTCGTGTAGGTATTTAATTGCCTTGTTCCAATCCCCGTTATGCTTTACTGCTATACAGTTCTTTTGTGTTAGGTGTTTTGCGTATGGTGCTACATCACTTACAATTAACGCACAACCAGCAAACCCTGCTTCTACCATCTTTAAGTTTGATTTGCATCGGTTAAACTCACTTGGGAGAAGTGGGGCCAGGGCAACGTCAAACGCTTGGTATAGCTTTCCGTATTCGTTTGGTGATTGTGTTTCTAATGCGAATCTTGCTTTTGCAGCTTGTGGGTATCCACCAATATCGGCAACATAGGATTGATACGGTGAAAGGTCTATCTTGTTTTTCACAAGGTCGGGGAGGTGGGATATTCCTGCCACGTATCCGAATCGTACCTCGTCTGCTTCTTGGCGGCTGATTTGCCATTGCGGGTCTGATGGGTCTAATCCGTTTGGAATAATATGTACGTTTCTATTTACCTTCTTAATCTTATCAGCCAGGTACTTTTGGGTAGTCCATACCTCGTCTGCGAAGTACATTGAGTTTACAATCCTTCCTGATAAGTTTATTTTATCGTATGTTGCTTTTGAGGGGTGGTCTAATGCCAGGTGCCACCAATCGTC